GAATCAGAGTCTAAAAAAGACGAAGTAAAATCTTCAAAAATGGAATCTATCAAAGCTATCGTCAACAATATGAAGGAAATGACTAAGGAAGAAATCTCAACTGTACTGGGAACAGTATCAGAAGAAGAGGTTGACGAAAGTTTGACTAAAGCAGAAGTTGCTAGAAAAGTGGTAGAATCATTAAAATCAATGTCTGAAGAAGATGTTGCAGAAGCCTATGCTAAAATGAAAGGTAAAGAAGATAAAGAGGAAGAAGTTAAGTCAGAGTCCGTTGAGGAAGAGTTAACTGCAGACCTAGAGTCTTCTCTTGTTGAAATTGAAATAGATGACGACCTATCAGCAATCTCAGAAGCATTAGACTTATCAGAAGAAAATGCTGAGAAAGCAAAAACTATCTTTACAGCTGCAGTGAAATCAAAAGTTGCAGAACTTAAAGAAGAGTTAGAGTCTCAGTATTCACAAAATTTAAAAACCTCAGTTGATACTGTTAAAGGTGACCTTACGGAAGCAGTTGACAAGTATCTTTCATATTGTGCAGAAGAGTGGACGAAAGAAAACGAACTTGCAATAGAAAGAGGTTTGAGGTCAGAAATGACAGAAGGGTTTATTGATGGATTAAAGACATTGTTCACTGAACATTATGTCGAAGTTCCTGAAGATAAATACAATGTTATTGACGAACTCGCAAATCGTCTCGATGAGATGGAACAAAAACTTGATGGTGAAGTCACTAGAAATATGGACATCACTGAAGAGTTAGATGCTCTCAAGAGAAGTAATGTGGTTAGAGAAGCTGGAAACGACTTATCTGAATCACAAAAAGAGAAATTAGAATCTTTATCAAATGGTGTAGACTTCAAAGACGTAGAAGACTTTCAAGAGAAAGTAGTTGAAATCAAAGAAGCTTATTTCCCAAGTGATGTAGATTCTATAGTAGAAGAAACTCTAGTAATGGAAGGTGAAGGTACATACGAGGACGAAAGTTCTGAACCTGTACTTGACCCAACTATTGCAAGATATTCATCTGCGATTAGTAAACTTAAACCATTAGGTTAAAATTAAAGGAAAATAAAATGTTTTTATCAGAAAACTTACAAGAAAAGTGGAGCCCTATTCTAGAACACTCCGATTTGCCAAAAATCGAAGACAACTACAAAAGAGCAGTCACAGCAGTTATCCTAGAAAACCAAGAAAAAGCTCTTAACGAAGATAGAGTTACTCTTGACGAAGCTGCACCTTTAAATGCTACTGGTAGTTCTGCAATTAGTAACTGGGACCCGATTTTAATATCCCTAGTTCGTAGAGCTATGCCAAATCTCGTTGCATACGACATTTGCGGTGTTCAACCAATGACAGGCCCAACAGGACTTATCTTTGCTATGAAAGCAAGATATAACGATTATTCTACAGCTGGTAGAGAAAACAAGACTGAAGCATTATTCAATGAAGCAGAAACTGGTTACTCAAATGCAGCTCAAGATACATCTACTCCTATTGCTGGCTCAAACCAAGACCCGTTCGCTAGTGCATACGCTACGAACACTGGTGCTGGTATGTCAACAGCAAGTGCAGAAGCACTTGGTGATATTGAAGCATCAAATGGTTTTGCTCAGATGGCTTTCACAATTGAGAAAGCAACTGTAACAGCAAAATCAAGAGCATTAAAAGCTGAGTACACACTCGAATTAGCACAAGACCTCAAAGCAATCCATGGTCTTGACGCGGAATCAGAACTTGCGAATATTCTTTCATCAGAAATTCTTGCAGAAATCAACAGAGAAGTTATCAGAAATGTTAACATTCAAGGTAAAACTGGAGCAAGTGCTACTGCATCTGCTGGTACGTTTAACTTAGACGTTGATGCAAACGGAAGATGGTCTGTTGAGAAATTCAAAGGTCTATTGTTCCAAATCGAAAGAGAATCAAATGTAATAGCAAAAGAAACACGTAGAGGAAAAGGTAACTTTATCCTATGTAGTTCTGATGTTGCATCTGCTCTTTCAATGGCTGGTGTATTAGATTATACTCCTGCGTTATCTACTAACTTAAACGTTGACGATACTGGTAATACTTTTGCTGGTGTTCTAAACGGAAGAGTTAAAGTATACATCGACCCATATGCTGGTGTTGATTACTTAACAGTAGGTTATAGAGGGTCTAACCCTTATGACGCTGGTTTATTCTATTGCCCTTACGTTCCATTACAAATGGTTCGTGCAGTTGGTGAGAATACATTCCAACCAAAAATTGGTTTCAAAACTAGATACGGAATGGTATCTAACCCATTCGTAGGTGCTACACCTGCTAATGGACTAGCTTCTGCTGGAACTAACCAATACTACAGAAAATTTGCAGTTAGCAACATTCTGTAAGTCAATTAATTTTGATACTAAAAGG